GGAATACCTGTTTTTACAGGAGGTCTCGTCAACCACACAATATCATGCGGAAAGTGCTTTGAGTAGAGCACTTATCCTAAGTTCATAAAATTACTTACTACACTTAATACTAATACCAAAATTGAAGTGGAAGGAGGCTCCGCATACCAAGTCTCCAAAACCTCTCGCGATTCGAAGGCGCAGACAGTCAACTTTGTCGATGGCGATACGCCTTGGTCGTATGATATTGTCGCAACTCCTGACGCGACGACCAAGCTCTCTGGATTCTCTGATGCCGAACTCGGTGACTTCCTTAGCCGACCTATCAAGATCAAGGAATATCAGTGGACGCCTGGATCTTCTTTGTCAGTTACGCGTTTCAGTCCGTGGACGGAATTTTTTAGTAATGCTGATGTTCTTGATAAAATTAATCGTTATCGTAACTTGCGCTGTAATTTGCGCCTAAAAGTTCTCGTTAACGGAAACAGTTTTTATTATGGACGTGCATTGCTGACATACAATCCGTACATTGCCAATGATCAAGTGACTGTCAATCGTGCATTTATTGCTCAAGATTTGATTCAAGCGTCTCAGAAGCCACATTTGTTGTTAGATCCTACGACCTCACAAGGTGGTGAGATGTTGCTGCCATTTATTTGGCCTGAGAATTATTTGGACATCACAAAGGCAGGATGGGAAGACAATATGGGAGAGATCGATATTCATGATTTTGATGTGCTCCAACATGCAAATGGAGGAACTGATCCCATTTCAGTTACTATATTTTGTTGGGCAGAAAATCTCACATTGTCGGTTCCCACCACCAATCAGGCTCAATCCAAGGTTGAGATACCAGATTTGGATGAATATGGTTTCCCAAAATACAAGTGTGTTGGGAAACCACCTCTACATCCGAATTCTCAATTCTTAACTAAGGACAAGAGATGTGACACTATCTCATCTGGACTAAGTTCTCTTCCTGAAAAGAGTAGGTACAGTGAGCAGGGTCACATCACAGATGCCGAATTGGATGAATTTGGTTTTCCCTTGTCTTACCATGAGCAAGCTGGTAGCAAAGGCAAGTCCAAAGCTCCTATGAAGGCCAACAATTATTCTCGAAATGATGAGTTTGAGAAGGATGGTCTGATTAGTAAACCTGCTTCTGCTATTGCTAAAGCAGCTGACGCTTTGTCCATGATTCCTGTATTGGCACCATATGCCAAGGCTACTTCCATGGTATCCACACGCATTGGTGACATTGCAAAGTTGTTCGGATACTCAAGACCGCAAATCTTGGATGACTGTAAACCTTTTGTTCCACGGTATTTGGGAAATCTATCAAATTCTGATGCCCCAGAACCTCTGGTGAAATTGTCTCTGGATTCTAAAAATGAGTTGTCTATTGATACCCGTGTGATGGGATTAGGTGGTGAAGATGAACTAACCATAAATTCTATCTGTCAAAGATGGTCATATTGGCGTTCATTTGATTGGCCAGAAACTGCGGTGACTGACACCATGCTTACATCTATGGTTGTGGCCCCACTGTACGGTGATACTGTTGTTGCTGCACCGGTTACGGAAATTCACAGTACAGCTTTAGCGTTTGGTGCAACACCATTTGATGCTTGGCAAGGGACTATCAAGTTCAGATTCAATGTCGTTTGCTCAGAATATCATCGAGGTCGTATCAGAATTGTTTACAATCCTGTTACTAGTCCTGCTGGTGCTATTCCCTTCAATCAAACCTATTCTACAGTTATTGACATTTCTGAGAATAGGGATTTTGAATATGAAGTGAAATGGGCAGATATTCGTGCTTGGGCAAAGAATGTGGGAATTGGTGCAATCCCTTCAGTCACGTTGTATGATGATGTCAATCCAGTTGTTGTTGGTGGTACTACGGATAATGGTTCGATTTCAGTGTATGTTGTGAACGAACTTGCTACACCGTCAACCACTGCTGCAGATGTTAAGATTCAGGTATGGGTTGCCGCTGGAGATGATTTTGCAGTGTCCGTTCCTACTACCAAAAATCTTGCTTTACTTTCTGTACATCAACAGCAATCTGAGGAAGCACCTGACGCCTTGGCTACCACTATGGATAATTCTAATTCTCCCACATGTTCTGATGAAATTCCTACCTTTGCAGCTGGTGAAGGTATTAAGGAAGACAATCAGTATTTGGTTTATCAGGGAGAGAGGATTGTGTCATTTCGCGAACTGTTGAGACGTTATCAGTATTTCAATTCATATTGGCCTGCTGATGAAGGTACTTCGACGGTGATGCGTATGGTGAGTTACAATCTTCAAGATTTCCCATACTACCGAGGATGGGAACCTGGTGGTGAGGATGCAGGTATAGATTCTACTGCAGGAACATCAGCCTATAATTTCTGTACTATGACGCTAATCAATTATCTAACGCCTGCATTTGCATGTAGGCGTGGAGGAATGAGGCATAAGTACGTATTGAATCAACTGGGTGCATCAGCACGTGCTGTGTCTATGGGCGTTTCTCGAC